GTGGAAGTGGAAGAAGGATGAAAGGTCAGGGGAATACCTTGATGATCCTGTTCCAATCATGGATGATGCAATGGCTGCCCTTCGTTATGGTATTGAAGGATGGCGAAAAGGCACACAATGGCTTGTATAAATAACATATTATCAAACAGCAGCACAGCACCAGCAGTTTTGCACACTGTTTGGGCAGCAGTGTGATTTCCCTGTCATAACCTCTCCTTTCGGAAGTGGTCGCAATCGGTGGTCACAGAATGGTGCTGGCTGTCTCTGTTTATTTTTTGTATAAAGAAAGGGAAAAGACATGAGTGGTTTAACTACTGAACAAATAAAATGCTTGATTGAAAATGACCGGGCATCCGCAAAGAAGGCACAAGCGGCTGAAGGTCAGAGATATTACGAAGCAAAGCATGACATTCTGAATTGTCGCTTCTTCTATTTCAACAATGACAGAAAGCTTGTTGAAGATAAATACAGAGCGAACAACAAGATTTGTCATCCTTTCTTCACTGAATTGAGTGACCAGCTTTCAGCACATATGTTGTCATTCGACAAGAACCCCATCAGAGCCAAGGACAGTGCAGACGGATTGAATGACCATCTTGAAGCATACTTTGACGATGAATTCTGGGCAGAAATCAGCGAATTAATAACCGGAACATATAACAAAGGCTTTGAATACCTTTACGGCTTTAAAGGGGCAGAAAACAGGCTTGTGTTCAAATGTACTGACAGCATGGGTGTTGTCGAGGTCAGAGAGTGTGACACAGATGATGGCTGCAAGTATGTTCTGTATTGGTATGTAGACAGGACAAACGAAGAAGGCAAGCAAGTCAAAAAGATTCAGGTGTGGTCTGAAACGAATGTCACCTATTTTGAACAGATTGACGAAGGTGACATTGTAAAGGATGCAGATGCAGCCATCAATCCCAGACCGCATGTGATATATACAGACAAAAAAACCGGGAAGAAGTTTCAAAATTCGCTTGGGTTCATCCCTTTCTGGCGGCTTGATCTGAACAGAAAGCAAGTCAGCGGATTGAATCCAATCAAATCATTGATTGATGATTATGACCTTATGCAGTGCGGATTGTCAAACAATCTGACAGACTTTGACACACCGCTTCATGTAGTGAAAGGCTTCCCCGGTGACAACCTTGATGAACTTCAGTTGAACTTGAAGACAAAAAAGGTTGTCGGTGTAGATGCTGAAGGTGACATTGAGGTCAAGACAGTTGACATTCCATATCAGGCAAGACAGGCAAAGGCGGCAGATGACGAAAAGAACATATACCGCTTTGGCATGGGATTGAACACTGCCGGACTGAAGGACACCACAGCAACAACAAACCTTGCAATCAAAGCTGCATATGCCCTTCTTGACATGAAGGCTGACAAGCTTGAAATCAGACTGAAGAAGCTTCTGAAGGACATCATCAAAGTGGTGCTTGCCGAAATCAACACAGAGCATGGCACAGACTATCAGATGAAGGATGTTGAAATCAAGTTTGAAAGGTCAACACTTGCCAATGACACAGAAAACATTGCAAATGAGAAGGTCAAGGCTGACACAGAGCAGGTCAGAATCACAACCATTCTGAACATTGCTGCTTCTGTTGGTGAGGAACAGACATTGAAAGCAATCTGTGAAGTTATGGACTGGGATTTTGAAGAGATACAAAGTCAGGTTGAAAAGATGCAGAAAGAAGCTGACCTTCAGGCGGTCAAAAATGCCCTAAATTCAACTGAACCGACTGAACCTATAGAAGAACCCATTGTGACAGAATAAGGCGGTGAAATGCCTTGAATAAAAGACAGAAACTTGTACAGGAACAATTTCTGAATAATGAAGAAGCGGTCATCAAAAGGCTGACACAAGTGTATAATCAGTCCTTGAAGGATGTGACCGCCAAATCAGAAAAGCTGTACAAGGAAATTGAAGAATTGACATCTGTATATGATGACATTGAGGATGAAGCGGAAAAGGCTGTTTTGAAGTCAAGAATTCAGTCCAAAGTGTATCAAAAGCAATATCAGGACAGTTTGAAAAAGCAAGTCAGTGACATCCTTGACAACATGCATGAGAATTCATACACAACTGTGGCAGACTACCTTAAAAAATGCTATGAAGACGGCTTTGTCGGTAGCTTATACGATATACAAGGGCAAGGCATACCGCTTGCCTTCCCTTTAGACCAAGAAGCAATGGTCAGAGCGGTGCAGCTTGATTCTAAAATCAGCACTGGTTTATATACTCACTTGGGCGAAGATGTGGCAATGCTGAAAAAGCATATCACAGCACAAGTCAGCCGGGGCATTGCTTCAAGCATGACTTTTGCACAGATTGCACAGCAGTTATCCACAAAGATGGTCGGTCAGTATAAGAATCCGGGCGGTTCACTGTACAATGCCATGAGGATTGCAAGGACAGAAGGACACAGAATACAGTGTCAGGCTGGCATGGATGCTTGCTACAATGCCAAAGACAGGGGTGCTGATGTTGTCAAACAATGGGACAGCACACTTGATGCAAAGACAAGAAGTTCACATGTTCGTGTTGATGGCGAAATCAGGGAACTTGATGAAAAGTTCAGCAATGGTCTGATGTTCCCCGGTGATCCTTCAGGCGGTGCAGCAGAAGTCATTCATTGCCGTTGTGCCCTACTTCAAAGAGCAAGATGGGCAGTCAAAGGCGGCTTCACCAAAATGAACAACTTCACAAAGCAGCTTGAAACCTTTGACAGTCCTGAAGACTATGCAACATTCAAAAAAGGCTTCTTTTCCAAGGAAAACAAGCAGTATATGAATTATGTTCAGGCAATGGAAGGAAAGTATAAAACAAAGGATTGGAACAAGCTACTTGATGCCATGACTGACAGAGAAGCAGAACACTACTTGAAACTATGCGAAAACAATCCGATGTTTAACAAGAAGGCGTTGACAAAATCTTCCAAAAGTGATAAAATACAAGTGGTAAAAATTGAAGACTGCAAAACCGCAGAAGAAGTGCAAGAATATTTCAAGTCAAAAAAATGGTTTAATGTGCAAGAAATCAACGGCAAAACATATGACACAAATGACAACATCGACCTTAAAGGTTGTGATGTTGTGTGTGCAAAAGAAATATTCAAAGCACATCAGCAAGTTTTTGAAAAATATCCACAGTTGATAGGAAAACTGAACAGCATAAATGCGACTGTGCTGGATGGTTTTACTTATGCACAGTGTTCCCTTGGATTTGGTCATGGTGGAATCAGTGTCAATGTCCAAAAGTTCAAAGATTCGGCAAAGCTTGCCAGCTCTTATGCTTCAGATTTGAAGTCTGGGTATCACCCTGCTGGAACTGACTGGACATCTATTGTCACACATGAGTTGGGGCATGCAATTGATGACTACTTGACAAACACAGTGCATGTGGCAGGTTTTCAAAAAGGTGGATGGCTGCCGAAATATGTGAGTGCTGACATGCGACCAAAAGCCATGAAAGCATGTGGTTTGAAAGTGTCGGATGCGTACAAAGAAGTAAGCGGTTATGCAACCAAAAATTCAAAAGAATGGTTTGCTGAATGTTTTGCAGAATACATGAAAAGCGACAAACCACGGAAGGTTGCAACAGAATTTGGGAAAAGACTTGACGAAATAATGAAAGGGGTGCAGTAAATGTCACAAACAATGCCAAAGTTTTTTGATTCGGAATGGTTTGTGCCTGAAACTGACAACTGGCATTTAAAAGAAGGAGCACCAGCAGAAATTGTTGAAGAATTCAACAAATACATGGAACATCAAAAAGACCATGAAGAATAAAAGCACTTTGCAACCATGCAAGGTGCTTTTTTAATGCACAAATAAGGGTATGGCACACAGCCATGCCCTTTTCTTATAACCAAATTACAAAAAGGATGTGAAATACATGACAGAAATCAAGCTGCACACCTTTGGTGAAAAGCTTATTGTGTCGGAAAAAGTGACACTGGCTTCCGGGAACATTAATTCAGCGGAATTGCATGTAACAGTTGACGAAGCTTGGGCGGCATATTCCAATTTCAGTGCAACATTTGAAACCAAGGAATATATTGAACCGGTTGAAAAGCTGATGGTGGCAAAGACAGCAACAGAATATGTTTGCATAATTCCTTCAGAAGTGCTTCAGCATCAGGGAATATTGGAAATCGGCATCAGGGGCATTTCTAATGATGGCGAAATGGCAAAAACATCTTCCATTGCGAAGTACAACATTGTAAAGGGTGCAAGTCCGGGGGACATCACACTGAAGCCGACAATGGACATGTATCAGCAGTATTTGGCTACAATGGACAGCAAGACTGCACCATTGTTTGAAGCATACAAGAAAGAAATTCAGGCAGAGCACGAAAAGAACATGGTGATAATGTCTGAAGAATATGCAACATTCAAAGCAGCATGTCTTGACCTGATGAAACCTGTTCCGCTTTGGACAAATCCTGATCCCACTAACAAATATCAGTTTGATGTGGATGACAAACCAACAGTCAAATTTGATGCCGATTTGTCAGGGTACAAACATTATATAGTTGTGTTTTATTATCGTCTCAATTCTGGCGGAACATTTGACACCATAGTTGGACACAATGGAAAGTTCTGTGCTTTGTGTTCTGAAAAAGGTGTTGAACAATCCTTTGGAATATGGGACAGCGATGGTGACCATATGGAAAAGAAATTCATCATTGAAGATGACGGAATCACATTCACAGTGGTGGATAATATAAGCCACTTGGGTGAAGAAGCACATCTCATACCATATCAGGTCATAGGCTTCTGCCCTGAAGTGGAATGATAGGGGGTGAAGCAGATGTCACATAATGACAAAATCAAAGACATGGATGCCTTTTTTGAGGTCAACCCCATAACAAGGCAGATTGTAAACAAGACACCGACAAAGATTGTGCTGATGCAGACTGACCACAATTCAGAGCGGTTCACATTTTCGCTTCCCAGATACATTGAAGGACATGACATGGCAGAGAGTGCAAAAGCAAATCTGCACTATATAAATGCAAGCAAGAATGTCAAGGGCATGTATGAAATGAAGGATTTGAAGGTTGATCCTGACAATCCTGACAATGTCATCTGTTCTTGGCTTATATCCGGCAATGCAACAAAAGAAGCCGGAAAGCTTGCCTTCCTGATAGAGTTTGAATGTTATGAAGGTGATGTGCTTGTTTATAGCTGGCACACCCTACCCCATGAAGGCATTTCCGTTGGCGAAACCTTTGACAATGCAGAAGACATTGCAGAAATGTATGCTGATGTGCTTCAGCAGTGGCATGATGACCTTTTTGGTGCAAGTGCTGAAGGGGTGCAGAACATTGAAACCGCAAAGGCAGATGCACTTGAAAGCATTGAAGCAGAAAAAGAAAATGCAAAAACAGAAGTTGAAGCCACACGGGGCAGTGTTCTTGATGCAATAGACAGCAAGGGCAAAGAAACACTTGAAACAATCCCTGACGATTACAAGGCACTAAATGCCAAAGTTGACGAAACGAAAGCGGAAAGCGAAAAGTCAAGAATTGTCAACAAAGCATCCGGCACACTACTCACCCTACCCGACAGTGCCGAGCAACCATTCAAGAGCATGAAAGTGTTTGGTAAGACGAAGCAGTTTAGTACGACTGGGAAGAATTTGTTTGATGCGAATGCCGTATATGGCGAGTACAAACAAGCAGATGGTTCTTTTTCTACTATTTCGGTGGTAGCAAATGGTATACAGAATTATTTTGGCGAGGATATGATTGGCAAAGCCGTAACTATCACCGCAATGCTTAAAAAATTAGATAGTAATCAAAACTATATCGCATTGCGTATAGGCAAATCCGATGGCTCTTTTGTCAAAGGAAAAGAAATCACAGAGAATAATGTCTTTGAAAAAACATCCTTAACATTTACGGTATCTTCTAAAGATGATTATTGGCAAATTACTTACGGAAACGCAGCAACCGCCATTATAGAATTCAAGGATGTGCTGGTCTCAGAAGGCACAGATACAACCTACGAACCCTACACAGGCGGCATGCCCTCACCAAATCCGAACTATCCGCAAGCGTTGGAGAGTGTCGGAGATAGCGGAAGTGTGGAGCAGTTTGTGTGTGGGAAGAATTTGTTGCCTTATCCGTATACGAAAGAGAGCGACACAAAAAACGGAATTACCTTTACTGCCCAAGATGATGGCGGTATCAAGGTGAGTGGTACAGCTTCTGCACAATCAAACTTTGTCTTGCAAGGAAAAACTTCTGAATATATCGGCAAAACAATAACTGTAGCAGGTGGAAATTCAAAATGTTGGGCAACCATTATTAGTTATGCTAGTAGCAATGCAAATGATACTGGTAAAGGG